AATAAGCGGGTTTCTCAAATGATTGCTGACATGAAAACCTCGAAAGGCTACTTGACCTTTAATGACGAGAACCTGAACTTTGCCACACAATCGCTGGCTGATCTCAGGGCAATGCTTGAACTGGCTGGCTATGGTGAGCAGGTGAATAAGCTATTAGCAGGAGAGGATGACCTTTTCAATGAATACAATTCACTTAGACCAGCCGGTGCTGTCCCGATCGCATTCACAAACCGGATGACAAACCAGCTTGTCGCTCTGCGCAAAGCGGAGCTTGTGGCGTTCAATGGTATAGGTGATCAGGCTTTGCTGGAGATACAGAAACAACTCATCAATGGCGTTATCTCTGGCGTTAGCATGGAAACTGTTATTGCAAATATAGCCAATTCGCTTGAGTCAAGCATGAAACGCTATGCCTTCACTTATGCCAACACAAGCCGAGCCAGGTATTTGCAAGCCATAGAGGACTTGAATTCCCAGGAACGCAGGGACGGCGAAGCGCAGTTTTGGGAATACGTGGGGCCTGAAGATGACCTAAACCGGCCAGCTTGTGTTGAGGGATTATCGCAGCGTTACTTTACTGATGCCGAGCGTGGCGTCTTCGAGTATGACACAGCCGATGAGCGGGCTTGGAATTGCCGGCATACTTTTATGGAAATATCAGAAGATCATTATATTGAAAACACAGGAGGTGCATAATGGCACTAAGATCAGATGACAAGTTCGTGGTGATCAAATCCACGGGCGGAAACAAGCAGGAAGCCATACCGCTTTCTGAGTTGAACACATTCATTAGCGCAGAGGAAGCTCCCGAAATAGCTGCTCTGCAAGCACAGGTTGGGGATTATGATCCCGAAGTAACTGAAAGCACTATTACAGAAGATTTGGCATTACTTCAGACAGAGGTGGAAACCACAACTACCGGCTTGCTTGACCGGACATCTGACTTGGAGTCTGCTGTTGGGACTTATGCGGGCGCAAGCGACATATCAACAGAATTAGCTGCCGCATTAGAGGAAGTTGGCGCTTACTTAGGCGGTGCTGATATTTCAACCGACTTATCAGCAGCCGAAGGCGATATTGATGATCTCGAGGCCATTGCACCCACTTCAGGCAGCCCCACGATTGCCACTTATGACGAAGGTGTTTTAACCATTGGCACTAAGCCAGCTGAAGGTGCAACTGTTACCATTGGTGAAACCGTTTACAAGTTCAGGGCTTCGGCTTTGGGTGCTGGCGTGGCTGCAAGTGGAGTATGGACAGACTCAACCAACACGCTAACCATAAAAGCAAACACTCTTGGTTTTGATGGCAATGACCTGTCCGTAAACTTGATAGACCCAGTCACTGAAACAGCAAGCACAACGGCAGCATTGAACGTTGACGGAGTAACTATTGATGTTACTCTCTCCAGTTCTGCTGTCCCTGCCATAACTGCCACTCTTGCCGATGTAAAGGCAGCTATTGAAGCCGATACTTCCAGTAATGCCCTTGTTTCTTGTTCTATTACCGGAACAGATACGACTGTTATTGATGATACTGATATCACATTGACAGGTGGCATAGACCCTGAAGCTGCTTATGATGTTTATGATGGTGGCGATGTTGCTAATTCGATTATCAACATCAAAAAGGCTATCAACTTGGAAGGCACGGCCGGAACTCATTACGGCACAGGCACAGCTATTCACCCGACTGTGGGCGTTCCTGCGCTCGTAGAAGGCGGCTGGTCTGCAACTACAATGAAAGTCCGAGCTAAGACCATAGGCAATATTACCGGCATTGCACTTGACGAAACCCTTGCTGATGGTGCTTGGGGAGATACTGAAACCTCCGGCGGTGTTAATGGCACGGCTGCTGCGCTTGGCAAAATCCTGCTAAACGAACAGAGCCTATATGTGGCAACCGGCACTTGCACGACTACTGATAGCAAGAACTGGAAACGCATTCCGCTGCACTATCAGGAAACCATAACCCTTGACTTGTCCGGTGGCGTGAACTACACTATCCCTACCAGCTTACCACCTTCGTTTGTAATCGTAACCGAAACAGACGGCTCTGATGGGGTTATCTTGTTGCCACCTGCTACAGGCTCAATGAATCAGATCACTATCAGCATTCAGCATGAAACTAACGCAATCGAGATTAATCCCGCTGCTGCACCTGGGACTGACACAATCAACGATGCATCAAGCAAGGCACTTTCAGCATTCACAACTGCCACCTTCTTGGATTATGCAGATGGCAAATGGCTAACGCTATAAACAAATAAGGAAAAGGATATTAAAATGGCTATCAAAGAGATTCTGGATAGAATCAAGAACACCTTGGGAGCAGATGCTTCCGCAGAAATCACGGCTCTTTTGGCAGATGCCAAGAGAGAGGCAGACGACATCCTGGATTCCAATGCTTCGGCAAATAAGGAATCCGCATCACGTAAAGCCAAGATCAGAGACTTAGAAGCTGAAAACGAACGCTTAAAAGATGAAGCTGGAAAGGCAACATCACCCGAAGCTAAAGCAGAATTGGAACGTCTTAAAAAGATCGAGGCTCAACACCTAAGCGCACAAGCTGAGGCAGATGCCAAGCTAAAAGCGACTTGGGCTGATAAATCCAAAACGCTGGCTGTGGATAAAACCGCTAAAATCTACGATAAAGTGCAAAAGGTATTAGATCGCTTTGCTGTGCCAACCGAAGGCCAAGAGCTTACCCTTGACCAAATCAAGCAAAACCTTAGCACTTATGAGCTACTGGAAAGCACTCAGTATTTCACAGCCGAAACGAATGAAACAGGCGGGCGTGCGCCCGCTGCCAATCTTGCAGACCAAACGAAAGTAAATGTGTTTGCAGGGAAATTTAAAACCTAAGAGGTAAATAAAAAATGGCTAATCAAACCTTACAATATCTGGCCACTCAATGGAGCGGAGCGCAGCAAAACTTCATTGACGACCTGATTAAGACATCCGGTGTTTTGCGAACTGCAATTGTAGGCTATGCTAATAATGGCTTTTTCCACAACTACAATAAAGCTATTGGGCTCCCAACTGCCAGCATTCGCAGCATAAACGGATCAGTAGTTCCCACCACCACTGAATTCGACCTGTTACAGCTTGACCTGAAAGAGTTGATTACAGTAGAGCAAGTGGACTCAACTCTCGCTAAAGGTGACCCCAAAGGCGTAGAGGGCTATTTCAACAAAATCAAACCCGGCCACATGGAAAGCCTTGCACAGGCAGCCGAAAAGTCAATCATTTATGGCACAAATGCAACCTATGGCGCTACTGATGGCTTTAAGGGCTTTCATGGCTTAGCGCTGGCAGCCGAGACAGCAAGATCATTGACCATCCTTGACGGAGGCGGAACTACAAACACCACCTCTATTTTTGCCGTCAACTGGAAACCCGAAGTATGCCAATTGGTAATTCCGAGCGGTGTTGAAATGGGAAACGACTTTGTCATTATGACAGTCTTGAACAATGGAGAACCCCGCTTAGTTGTTACCGATACATCCACAGGTGCAATGAAACCAGCCTACGAAGTAATGTATCAGATGATGATGGCATTGCAATCTGGCAGCAACTACAGTGTCCACCGGATAGTCGGTGTTGACGCAAGCACTAACGCCCCTACTGTTGCCGAAATTGACACACTGGTTGACTTAGTGCGTGGCACAAGTGACAGCACTGTATTGTATTGCAGCCGTCTTGGACGCAGGGCAATGCAAACTCTAAAAGCCACTAAGTATTTCAGTCAAGCAGTTGGTGACCAGAATATGAATACCATCCTCGAATACTGGAACGGAATCCCGATTGTGGTTACCGATAACATCCTCGACACCGAAACCAAAGCTACTGTTTCTTTAGGATAGGAGGATAAAATGGCTTTATATTCCAATGGTAAAATGGTTGACCAGAATCTGATTTTGAGTCAAGCACAAACACTCCCTAACAATACCTCTGTTGACTCCACAAATGCGGTCAATTTTTCTGGTTGCAGAAATGGAAAGCTACAGGTAAACGTTATAGCCTCTACAGCCATAAGCATTGAGTCTGACACTGGTAAAGTATTGACTATTGCTATTCAATATGGCGCAACGTCAACTCCCGCAACATCCCTTTATGACGTGCTATATACAAGAACAGCATCAGGTTCTGATATAACTTTTGCAGCAGGTGACATTATTTGCCAATACATGATTCCCGCAGATAAGGCAGCTGCCTATGATTATTGTGAGCTGGTATATACTACAACCGGGGACGAAAGCTCTGAAACAGTGGATGCTTTCATTGCGATAATTACTTAAACCGCTAACGCAGCTTGGCGGGTGCTCCCTTCCTTGCACCTGCCTTGCTGCACATTAAAAGGTGATAAAATGGCATGGACAGATAACGAACTAAGCACGCTGGCTGGATTGACTAAGCACGAAGCAGAGATCAACAACCTGGCTGGAACTTACACCCGCAAGGCTCTAAGCATTACTGTGGAAAGCAAGGCTGTGGCTGTGCCAAATACCATAACCTCCATTGTTGCGGTCAAGAGCAATGGCACATCTGCTGCTCTGGTTTATGCTGCAAGCAAGTGGACTATCCCGATTGGCATTTATACCCGCTTCATTTGCCAGGCTGAATATGATTATTTTAGTTTGTTAGAAGGCATTGGAGGGATTCTGTATTCAGCCAGTGGCGATTATACACTAACGCTTGATGGAACAGACTACGCCTGGGTTGACCTGTCG